CCGAGATCACTGCGGCGGCGGACGCCGGGCAGTCCCAAACCTATCAGGCGTTCCGCGCTCTACGGCTGCAGGTGACGGCCGACCTGACCACGAAGGCTGGAACGCTGCCCCAGGTCGTGACCGAGACCCTTCCTGCCTCCCTGCCCGCCCTGGCGGTTGCCTATCGTCTCTATGGAGATGCCACCCGCGCTGATGATCTCATTGCCCGCGCTGATCCGTCCAATCCGAATTTCATGCCACCCGTATTCGAGGCTCTTGCATCGTGAGCCTGCGCAGCCGCCTCATCCAGATTCTGGGCCTCGGCCGCAGTACGACGGCTGTCACGGACGGCGGGAAGATCCGCACTGTCCAGATGAAGTTCCCCACCACGGGCGAGACCCGCGGCGAGGTTCCTTTCATGCAGCACTATGGCTTCGCGAGCCGGCCACATGCCGGTTGCGATTTCACGGTGATCGCGCTTGACCACCGCCCCGGCAAGAGCGTCGTCATTGCGTCCAACGATCAGCGCTATCGCATCATTCTAGCTGAGGGCGAAGTCGCTCTGCACGATGACCTAGGGCAGAAATTCCACCTCACGCGCACCGGATTTGCGATCGCCGATGCGAACGGCTGCAGCGTCGTTTCCAACTCCGCCGGGATCGAGATCATCAGCCCTGCCTTGACCCACAACGGGAAAAACATCGGCTATGACCATCTCCATACCGGCGTGACGGCAGGCGCCTCGGATACCGGACCACCGGTAGGATAACGATGCCCGATATCCGCATAGTCTGGAACGCCGCTCAAGGGATCGGCGATTGGTCGGTCGCGGTCGACGACCTCGACACTTCCGACACGCTGCAGACGGCCGTGCTGCTCAGCCTCTTCACCGATAAGCGCGCGCCTGATGATCTGAAAATCTATTCCGCCGACCAACGCGGCTGGTGGGGCGATACCTACAGTGACCGTGCGCTCGGCAGTCTCCTTTGGACTCTGGAGCGCGCGATCAAAAGCGATGGTCCTGAAGTTCTGCGGCGTGCTGAGGGGTATTGCTCGGACGCTCTTCAATGGCTGATCGACGACGGCGTTGCGGCAACTATTACCGTCACCGCCTCCTGGATCAGCGAGACCAATCTGGGCGTCTACATCGTAATCACCCAGCCGTCAGGCGATGTGGCTAGGTATACCTGGGCCTGGAGCACGATCTGAATGCCTTATGCGCGCCCCTCTCTTACGGATCTGATCAGCCAGGCCATCCAGGACGTTATCGACGCGACAATCGCCGATCCCAGCACCGCCAAGCAGCTGACGGGGCTGCTCAACCAAGCTGTAATGCGGGTGATGGCGAAGGTCCTGGCAGGGCTCGCCTGGGGCGAATATGGCTACATCGATTGGGTCGCGAAGATGGCCGTCCCTTGGACAGCCGAGGACGAATATCTCGAGGGGTGGGCCGCGCTGAAGTCGGTTTACCGCAAGGATGCAGTCCCGGCCGGCGGCACCTTCACCGTCGCCTCGGGATGCACCAACGGCAGCCCGCTGCCCTCGGGCACAACGATCACCCGCGCCGATGGTTTGGCCTACACAACCACCTCTGCAGCGATCGCAGCGGGCGGTGCAGTATCCGCGCCGATCACCTGCGCAACTGCAGGCGCAGCCGGCAATGCGGATGCCGGCATTACCTTGACGATCTCCGGCACCGTGGACGGCATCCCCGCTGGCGGCGCCGCCGGGACTGCCCTGACCGGAGGCGCCGATCAGGAGACTATTGACGATTTCCGGACCCGGATGCTTCAGGTCTATGCGGCGCCGCCGCAGGGTGGCGATCGGGCGGACTACGTCGAGTGGGCTTTGGCTGTCCCGGGGGTCACGCGCGCGTGGGCCGCTTCGAACGGCGCGGGCGCCGGCACCGTGGTCGTCTACACGATGTGGGATGACGCGGAATCTGCACATGGCGGTTTTCCGCAGGGCTCGAACGGCGTCTCGCAATATGATGCGGGGCCAGGCGGCGCGCCGCGCGACACCGTCGCGACCGGCGATCAGCTGACGGTCGCAGATGCAATTGTGGTCAAGCAGCCGGCGACGGCTCTGGTCTATAGCGTGTCCCCGATCAACGCGCCGCAAGACTTCACCATAACCGGCGTAGCGGCTGGGCTGCAGTCCGAAGTTGTTGCGGCGCTCACAGACATGTTCTTGCGCCTCGGAAATGTCGGTGGAACGACTGATCCGACCACCGGCGAGGCATGGCCGGATATTGACCCGTCCGACTGGTATGCTGCGATTTCATCCGTTTCAGGCATCGGCCGCTTCACGGTGACGTCGCCAACGGCACCGATCAGCCCGAGTGCCGGCCAGCTTCCCACTCTCGGCAGCCACGTCTTTTCCTGATGCGCTCTCCCGCGTTCACCGATAGCGATTATGGGACCGCCATCCGCTATCTCATGCCGACGGGCCGCGTTTGGCCGGCGTATCCCGATACGACCCAGCAGCAGGCAGTTGAGGCGCTCGCGCCGACGCCGCAGCGCGCCTCTGCCCGCGCGCTAAATCTGCTTACCGACGCCTTCCCCTCCACCGCGGACGAACTCCTGCCAGAATGGGAGGCATCTCTCGGGCTGCCAGACCCCTGCGCTGGGGAAGCGCCGACGACCGCGCTGCGCCAGGCCCAGGTCACCGCCCGCTTCATCGCTGGGGGAGGACAGAGCATCGCCTACTTCGTGAACTTCGCGAAGACGCTGGGCTATGACATCACGATCACGCAGTTCTCGCCCTTTCGCGTAGGCGCCAGCACTGTCGGCAGCCCGCTGTATGGCGAGGCCTGGGCCTTTGTCTGGCAGGTCAACGCGCCGCAGTTCTCTATCTCCTATTTTTCGGTCGGCATCGGCGCGGCCGGTGAACCTCTCGCGACCTGGGGCAATACCGTCCTTCAGTGTGAGCTGCGGCGGCTCGCCCCAGCCCACACCACAGTCATCTTCAACTATAGCTAGGCGGTCCAATGTATCGCATTGACAACTCGACGGCAGCGACCACGCTTCCGACGCCGGGTGCTGTCGGCCCGAATCCCAACGGCTTTTTTACGGTCGGTGATCCCGCCAGTGGAATTCCCGCGACGATCGTCGACGGCGACTGGATGAATGCCGTTCAGGAGGAACTCGCGAATGCCATCACGGGCGATGGCACGGCGCTGAGCAAGACTGATCGAACTCAGCTCGCGGCCAAGCTGAAGGGCCGACTTCTCAACATCCAAGTTATCACGGCCAACGGAACCTATAACCCAACCCCAGGGGCTAATTCAGCGCGCATCCGTGGCCAGGGCGCAGGTGCAGGTGCGGGCGGGAGCCCCGGCCTAGGCAGCGGGTCGGCACAAGGCGTTGCGACTGGGGGCGCTGGCGCCGGAGGCTTCTTCGAATGGTTCGGACCGGTCGCCTCCATTGCCGGTGCAACCATGACGATCGGCGCGGCCGGGACTGGTGGTGCCCCTGGGCAAACATTGGGAGGCACGGGAGGCGCGACTTCGTTCATCATGGGGTCCGTCTTGAGCCTGACAGCCAATGGCGGCAGCGGAAGCCTCGGCCCTGCTGGGTCAACGCAGACAGTCGGCTCTCCTGGAGGCAGTGGGGGCACCGCTAGCTCTGCCGCCGCGACGGTAGGGACCGTGCTAACGCTTGCCAAAGGGGACGCCGGCACGCCCGGCCTATGGTTCGCTATTACGGGTGGCTCGCTCATCTCCGGCAAGGGTGGCTCAAGTCGCTTCGGTGGCGCCGGCAATTCGGTCGCGAATTCCAATGGCGAGAATGGGCAAGGCCACGGAGCGGGTGGATCAGGCGCCTCCTGTTCCGTTAACGGCAGCAACACCTCGTCCGGCTTCACGGGAGGGTCCGGCAGCAACGGCATAATCATTATCGAGGAGTATTCCTGATGGCTGTGCAGCCCTACGCAATCATCGCGACTGCTGCGACGACGATCACCAATCCTGATGGCACGACAAGCAGCGTAGCGCCGGGCTACGTGCTGAACGTCGTCCTCTGGGACGGCGACACCTCGATATGGTCGCCACCCGCAGGCACCGAAGCCCGCGCCGATCCGACTGGCACGCTGCAGATCGGCCAGACCACCGCGGTCTAACTGCTGTCGGGGCGCCCCAGCCTCCCCCATCCCCGCCCCGCGGAGACACCATGACAATCCCCGTTCCCTCCGCCGTCCGCACCGTGCGGATCTACAGCAGCGCGCAGATGCTGGCGACACGCGGCATCTCACCGGCCGTCCCGTATCGCTGGGCCGCCAAACATCCGCTTGCTACGGACTGGTGGTGGGCGGATGCGACGGGGTGGTGTCAGGACAATGGCGATACACTTCTCGCACCGCCCGCGAAGACCATCACCCCGAACGACGGCACCCTTATGTGCGTCGCCACTGCCATCAGCGCCGACGGTCTTCAGGCCGGCTTCCTTCTGTCGGGCGGCACGTCGGCCGTCGATTACACAGTGACCGTGCGACTTATCGGGCGAACGACCGGCGCATCGTGGTCTGGCGACATTGTTCTGTCGATGGACGAGGCGGTCGCGGTTTCGTCTCCGCCTGCCAACGTAGCGACCATGAACGGCGCAGCTCTGACATTCGGCGGTCTCACCGTCGCGCCAGGACAATCATCATGAGCGGAACGAACAATCAGGAAGCGGCCGACTTTCCGCTGGCAACGGACAGCCAGCTCTCGAGCGGCGCAGTCAAGTTCGTCGCCATCCTTCCTGGCGCTCTGAATACGGATGGAACGACAACGCCGGCCGAGGGCTACTCGGCAACGGCAGAACAACTTGCAACTGTGGTCACGCCTCTGGTTGTGCCGCCTGACTTCGATATTGTTGAGATAACCAGCGACACCACACTCGTCTCTGCCACCCACAAGGGCAAGCTTCTAGTCGTCTCTGCTCCCAACGTCACACTCACCGCTCCGTTCTCAGGAATCGGCAGCGGATTCAGCTGTGCTGTAGCCAATGTCTCCGGCGGAAGTGTCGTGATGGGCGGCATGGTCGACACCTCCAATACAGGGGCAACACGTCTCGCCAATGGAGCGCAGGGCTGGATCGTTGGCTTCCAGTGGAGCGGCGGCAATCGCGTCAATTGGGGCGGGAGTTCCGTTCTATGAGCGGCAACGCATACACCCCAGCTGTTATTCAGTCCCTCGTCGCCCGGGTGGGTTCCGGATATCGGCCATCGCCGATGCAGCTTGGTCTGGACTTCCTCTCGTCGACCGCAAGCCTGTCTCTCGATTTCCTGAGCGCCGGCCTAGCTCGCGCAAGCATGCGAACTCAGTTCCTGCCGATCGGCTTCTCGCTGGCGCTGTCGTTTGCGGCAACGTCGACTGCGCCGCCCAATCCTGCGTTGACGATGAACTTCGCTGCCGGCGCCCACGTTCCGAATCGCAACCCCTCTCTTGCAGCGAATTTTGTAGCTCCTGTTCAAGGCTCGCCCCCAAGCCTCAAGACTGACTTCGTAGCGCAGGCCTATGCAGCCGGAATGCCGGACGCGGGGGTCTACCTAGCCGGAACTCCCGCCGCAGACGAGGGCGCCTATGCAGCCGGGGCTCCCGATCCAGGACCTCCAGGCCTTTACCTTCAAGGATCAAGCCAGGGGCAGTATCAGGCAGGATTCCAGTCACCTGGCGCGTACCAGGACGGCACGCCCGCCAATGGCATCTACACGATCGAGAACTATGCGCTACCTCTCGCTGTCGAACTGAATCTTAACTTTCTTGCGTATCAGGCCCCGGGAGATCCCCTCGCTTATGCGGGGCTGAACCTTGCGCTCGATTTCCTCGATGGCGGACCATACATCGCGCGTGGTGTTCTGAATTTCTCAACACTGACCACGTCATTCCTTGGGCAGTCCTATGCAGCAGGAGCGCCGACACCGCCGCCTTCCGGCACGATCCTGCTGCCTGATCCTCCTCTTTCCATAGGCTTTGTGACGCCTGTTACAGATACAGATGCGCGGCTTAGTTATGCCGTCCTCGGAGACACGCTCATATGAGTCAAACGAACACCCCTACAGTTGCCAAGGTGGAGAAGCCTTTCCCGACACCATCAGTGGTAGTTGTTTTCTTTGGCGATATTGGGATTACTCAACGATGAGTGACTCTCTTTCCGTCAACGGGCAGCTTATGACCATGGATCGTCTGATCGCGACGATCCAGAAGTATGGGGGCAAGAATGTCTCCATCCCGCAGGTTCCCCCGAACAACCTCTATGCTTTTCTCCCGACGGGGACCCTGGTCGATAACACTGGCAGCACCGACGTCAGCGCACTGATCAAAACGGCGCACGACGCTGCGCAGGCGGCCGGCTGGAGGACGATGTGGTTTCCGGTAGGGACATACTACGCACCTACACTAGCAGCTGTAGGGAACGTTATCTTCGTAGGACCGGGAGTCTTGAAGGGCGCTTACAGGAAGCCAATTATACCTGAAGCCATATATCCTGGCGAGTTAACCAACAACGACATGATGCCTATCCATCGTAAACGATGGGACCAGGCAGTTGGAGCAGCCACAAAGACACAGCCTGCTATTCTGGTTCTGATCGGCGATAGCACCACAGAGATCGGCGCGCCTATCGACTATGCTGAGTCTCAACGAAACACGATTCTTCGCCGTCTTCGCGAGACCTATGGTCCGCAGGCAGATAACATTGTCGTACTCAACTATGGCATTGGCGGCACCACCTGGGCGACAGCCAACGCCGACCCCATGCCCCCCGGCTTCAATGTCCATCCATGGCAAACCGACCTAACAAAGCCCTGGCTCTATTACGTCATCAATCCGCTTGTTAATGGCGTTCTATCAAGCCCGGATGCCGTCATTTACAACTTCGGGCAGAACGACACTTCGAATTTCGATTTGACGCAAATGCAGTCGGTCATAGCGAAGGTGACAGCCGGTGCTGCGCAGCGTTTTGGTTTGCCGCCGGACGTTTGGATCCAGACACCCTATGCCCCATCGGTGATGTGCAACCTGGCCCAGGCCACTCAGGCCGGACAGGAGGGGCGTGATTTTGTGGCCGGCTACGAAAGGACTTACGCGCAGCGCTATGGGTATGGGCTGATCGACGTCGGCCGTGTTGCGGCAATGGCGCGTGATGGCTTCGATATCCGAAACACGCGGTTCACCCAGACCGTGCCGCTAGGCACTGTGACATTCCCATTCACCTATCCGAACACGCTCTATGATTTTGACTTCAACCTGCAGGTTACGAGCAATCCCATCACCACGTTCTGGAATAATGGGATGCTGCAGGTGCCCCTTTCCAGTAAAGTCGGCAATGTCCTGCTGCTTGAATGCGATTCCGCAACAGGGTTCTTGGCCTACACGGTCTACGCGGCAACCGGCATCCTCTCTGTGGCGCGTGTGCTGACGGCGCAGCCAGTCAATTTTACCAACGTCTATATCGATGTGAGCGTGTCCGGAAGTCAGATAAGCATCCGCACCGGCACCCTTGAGGTTGACATCACCGTAGAGAGGCATGGTGGTCAGTTTATCCCGGTGCTTTCTATGACGGGAGGCGTGCCATCTAGCGCGACCATCCAGCTGTCGGCAGCTGAAGGTATCCCGCTTGTCGTGGGCCCGTTCCTGCTCGACGTCGAGCAGTTTGGATACAATCCGGGGGGATCGATATCCGGTATTCTGCTCCCGGATGGAGGCAACGGAATCAACCATCAGACGGACAAAGGTTTCAAGCTTGTGACTGCCCGCGCCTACAACGCAACAAAGTTTGGTTGAGGATCAACACCATGTCTCTAACGAGCTACACCTTCGCGCAGCTCCTTACCTTCGCCCGCGCGTCAACCAAGATGCTCTTCAACGGCAGTGGTGTGCTGACACAGGTTGCAAGCGGCCAACCCGGCTTCTCCTATGATCCAGTGACATTTGCAGCACGCGGTCTCAGCGTCGAGGGATCTGCCACGAACCTGATTCCGAACGGCGCGCTCCCTGCGACCGGTGTGACCGCCAAGCTCGGCGTCACAATGACGCAGACGACTGCCGGACCGGACGGCACGCAGAGCATGGTTCTCCTGCAGTGCGATACGTCGACCGGAAACCACTATGGGCAGGCGAATTTTGCGGTCAATTTGCAGCAGGTGGTGACCCACGAGTTCTACATCAAAGCCAGTGCCTTCTCGAAGGTGCGCGTCTCGCTGGTCGACCAGCAGACTCCCGCGAACTCCCTGATCGGTATATACGACCTAGTGGCGCTGACCGCGACCTATCAGGCTGGGGGAACAGCCTTAGGCATGGGCGCAACGCTGACCGCCGTCGGCAATGGGATCTACAAAGCCACCCTCACTGGGCAGCCAACCACCAATACATCGCAGACGAGTATTCTACTGCAGTATGTCCTCCCAAATGCGGCCGGCACGCTCTCCTACACCGGCGACGGCACAAGCGGCGTCTACATTGGTGGATTGTCGCTGAAGGCCGCTGCAATACCCTCGTCCTACATTCCAAACACTACGGCGTCCCCGACGACCCGCGCCGCTGATAGCTGCAACATCACCTCGCTCTCTCCGTGGTTCAACGCATCGGCCGGGACAATGTTTGTTCAGGCGCGCATTCCCAACGCCGCCCCCACCGGAAAGAATCAGGTCCTCCTCCGCTTCGATGATGGAACAGACAGCAACAAGATCGAGATCCGGAACCCGGGTGGCACAAATAACATCGAGGTGCTGATCGTCAGCGGTGGAACGACCGTCTTCCAGCAAGTCGGCGGCACGTTCGCGGCGGGAACCGTCGTCGCGGCAGCGGTCTCCTATGCCAGCAACGCATTTGGAATCTCTGTCGGCGGGAACACAACCATCTCTGGTGCCAGCGGAGCCGTGCCGCAGGGCGTCACGCGCTGCATCCTGGGGGCGAGTGATCTGGCCGGGTCGAATGCGCTCAACGGCGAGCTGCAGGATGTGAACTACTACCCGGTCGCCATGAGCGCAACGGACCTGCAGGCGCTGACTTGATGACCGCAGACGACTTTTCCTGAAGAGGCAAAGATGGTGGCCGCAGTTGTTTTGTCGTTGACTATCGGGGGCGCTCTCCTGGGCGGTTCCGGGGCTTTCATTCTGGGCGGTAGCCGTCCCCATCGGCTGAACCGAGGCAATATTGTTGGTCTTGCGAATCTGATCGCAGGAACGGCTTGTTATGCCATCGGGATGTGCATGCTGGCACGATAGAAGGGCGATGCCGACAACGGCAGCCGCCAATCGACGACCTTCTCGCCCTTCTCGCGAAGACAAAAATCGAACAATTCTGAGGTCCTGCCATGATGGTTGCCCTCGCTGCGCCTCTGCGCACCCACCGGAGAACGATAATGGTTGAACACGCCAAGGGTGCGTTCGCGTCGATGATCTCGATCTTGCAGAACGGGATCACGATCCTTTGCATGTTCTGCGGTCTGCTCATTTCCGGATCGGTTTGGGTGGCAAATCAGAACAGCCGCCTGGCTGCGATCGACAACAATGTCGCAAGTCTGAGCAATACCGTCGCTCAAATGGTGGTCCTGTCCTCGAGGGTGCAATCCCTCGAGGACAAAGCTGCCTCACGTGATGACCTGCTCCGCAGCATGCAGGCGCAGCAGGGGTCGATGGTATCTTCGTTGCAGAATATCAGCAGTGAACTCGGCGCCCTGAACTCGACATCGCAGATCCTGGTCAACCAGGTTCTGCCGGGTGGGCAGCGTTCGAAATGATGCGGGTCCTTGTCTCTTTCCTCGCCCTCGGCGGCTGTGCCGCGCCGGCATGCCACCCGGTCGTCGAGCGCATCGAGGTGCCTGCCGTCGAGCGCCTCGTGACCGTTCCGGACAGTCGCGGGCCGAATGCGCTGATCGCCGAGTACACCCGGATCCAGAGCCAAGAGCGGTATTTCATCCTGCACACCGGGCCGAAGCATCTCCGCGCTCTCGTGCCGCTCGACAAGGCCGCGCACGACGCGATGCGCCCCGTGGCGGTCTCAGATCACGTCGCTACGGCCGCCGAGATGCAGCGCGCGGTGGACGCGCTCGGCAGCCTTCAAGCCTATCTCTCGACACAAAAGGTGCAGTGACATGATATTCGCGCCGACTGCCTTCTTCAACGACGTGCGCGGACCGCTCTTTGCTGGCTCGATGACGTCGCATCAGGTCAATGGGATGAATGCGATCCTCAGCGCTTGGCAGGCGGCCTGTCCCGACGCCGACGCACGCTGGCTCGCCTATGCACTGGCTACTGCCTACCACGAGACGGCGCGCACGATGCAGCCGATCCGGGAATATGGACTCGGCCGGGGGCGCAGCTACGGCACTCCGGACCCGCAGACCGGCCAAGTCTACTATGGCAGGGGGCTCGTCCAGCTCACTTGGAAGATGAACTACGCGAAGCTTGGCGCGCGTATCGGCGTCGACCTGGTCAACCATCCGGACCTCGCGCTCGATCCAGTCAATGCCGCATCGATCATGATCCTCGGCATGACCGAAGGCGATTTCACCACCGAGAAGTTCGCCGACTTCTTCAACGAGGATGAAAACGATCCGATCGGCGCCAGGCGCATCATCAATGGCCAGGACTGCGCCGCCCAGATCGCCGTCTACTGCGGCCATTTCCTCGCGGCGATCGATGCCGCAACCCCTCTCACATAGCGAGCCACATCATGAACATCACGTCTCGCCGCCATCTGGGCGGCTTTTTTGTTGCCGGCGCCGCGTTGGCTCTGGCCGGCTGCGCAAAGGTCACCTCGGCCGCGCAGACCGTCATCACTGACGCCGGCAAGGTCGAGGCAACGATCGCGACCGACGCGACGACCCTGATCAATAACTACGGGATCGCGAAGGGACTGCTGACCGTGGCCGAGGCAGCTTTGTCCGTCAGCAACCCGGCTCTGGCCGCGACCGTCGCCGCCGGCGTCGCCCTGGTCGATGGCTGGGTAAAGGCCGGCGCTGCCACCGTCGAGGCGAATGCGAGCCAGATGGTCGCCACCACCCAGACGATCTACCTCGCCGCCGCCCCGCTCATCCAGGCAACCCAGAACGATGTGGCGAAGTCCGTCGTCGCTGCTGCCGCGAACTAAGGAGACCCGCACATGAATACCGATCTGCTCTGGGCCATCGCCGTCATGCTGCTGCTCGGGCTGCTCAAGCTCGGCGTCGCCGAGCTGCAGGCATGGCGCGGCAGCAAGAGCGCGCAGGAACATCCAGCGCTGCTGCCGCTTGCGGCCGTGGGGCTCGATGTTGCGAACGCCGCCATCGCCTGGCTGAGCAACAATCCGGCCGCCAAGGCCTCCGATGCATTGGCCTGGGCGATCTCCGAGTGGAAGGCCTCGGCGCCCGATCTGATCACGGCGGCCGGAAGCGCAGCCACCGACGCCAGCCTAAAGTTCGCGATGACCCGCAAGCTGCTCACGGCCGCCCAATCATCGAACCTGACCGATGCGGCAAGCAAGGTGATCGCTGACCTCTCGCCCTCGATCTCAACCGCCCGGGTCACGCCGGCGCAGCTCACCGCGGTGAAGGCGGACGTCGTGGCGGCCGCGCCGCCGGCGATCGAAGACATCGCAAACGCGCTCTTGACTAAGTTCCCCGGCTTGGCCGCCCTGGTGGCAACGCCGGCCGCTCCTGCCGCGCCGACGGCAACCGCCGATCCTGCGGCGCCCGTCGTTCAGCCTGCGGCTGCGCCAGCCTGACCTTCGCGCCGTCGCCGCGCATCCCGAGCCCGGTCGCTTCGGCGGCCGGGCTTTTCTATGTACGCCACACCTGCGCCTGAGCAGAGCCACTGTCGGCCGCCGCGATAGAGGCTGGCGGAGGCACAAGCTCCAATGCCCAGTCCGCCGGCGGCCCACCATGCCGTCTCCGGTGGTAGGAGGCGCAGAGGTAAACCGGCGCGGCCGGCACGCGGCACCGCTTGCAGGACAGCTTCCCCACCACCGTCATGATAAGTGCCGACGGCGGTCCAAAATTTCTGATCGGGCCGATCGTCACTCGACCGCACCGGCAGCACGTCGCCTCCAGGAAGCAATCAGGCCAATCGTCGAGGGTGTGGGAGGGGTGAAACGGAGGCGGGTGCATAGACCGGAACAAAGCATGAACATCTGAGGTGGTCCAGATGGATCCTGGCTTTGGTCGGGAGGGACCGGCGGCATCCGGATTTTAGCGCAGTGAATTCAATACGTTAGATAGAAAACCATCTAGTTCGTAATCAGTAGGTCCTCGGTTCAATTCCGAGTGTCGGCACCATTTTAAATCAAAAATTTATGAGGCAAATTGTTGCTCTGCAACGAAATTTCTGCCGCTTTAGGCTTGAGTGGGCTTCAGGCTCGCCCCGGACACCCTTGCCAGGCGTCCCACCTTGCCCGCTAGGGTCCAGGCTGCGCGGTCCCCTTCCCCCGAGCTCTCTATCGGCCGTCGACCGGCACGCCAACGGGGCCGGCTGCTTCGCTTAACCGGGCGCGGACTGCGGGGCTGGCCGGCAGAACCCCATAGCCGGTGAGGAGATCGCCCAGCAGCAGCGAGGCGCCCCTCGGGCCGCGGTGCCAGCGGCCGCACGCCGCCGCCGAGCCAGGAAATGAGCGAGGCCGCCGCGCGCTCCGCCGGGCGCATGCTGGTGGCATTCCGCACAATCGACGGCTGATCGAGCGCCATCAGGGTAACGCCAGCGGGATCGCTGACCGCATCAATGAAGGCCAGAGCCTGATCGAACGACGCGAGCCGCGGCGGATGGAATCTGCATTGCCCCTAGCCGTCAA